TGTTAAAAGGTACAATATTGTATCAAAATCCATTATATATTATTACAAATGAATTAATTGGACATATTTATTCTTTAACAATAGTTGATACATCTATAACTTTAACTGATATTAGTGGAGTTTTAATTCAAAATACTTATATACCTTATGAAATTTATAAATCAAATGGATTAAAAAATTATAGTTTATTAATAAATAATAATATTTTTAATATAGACAATCTTAATTTTTTAAGTACTGATAAAAATAAATTTTCAATTATAGGTAGATATGGAAAATTTAAATTAGAAAAGATGTATCAAAATCAAAAAATAGAACCTACTCCAGAATTAGTATTTAATCTTCAAAAAAAAATAAGTTATGTTAAACAAAATCAAATAGAAACTGTTAAATTTAATTCAGATATTTATAAAAATATTTTTGAAAATATTGATTTTTGTATCGGTGAGCAAATAATAGAAAGATTAGATAAAACAACATTTGAAATACAATATCAATTTTTAAAAGATCCACAAAAAAAGAATCAAATAGAAAAAGTTACAAAAATTTATGATTATGAAGGCAAAATGAGATTAGTTATACCATTAGAATTTTGGTTTAATAATCAAGCCAATATGTATTTACCATTAATATCATTACCATATACAGATGTATCTATTAAATTTAAATTAAATAAATTAAATCAAATTTTAGATTCTAATTATACTATTATATCTGAACCAGAGATTAATATTCAAGTTAATATTGATGGTATTATTTTAGATACATTTGAAAGAGATATGTTTGGTAATAATAAACATGAATATTTAATTGAAAGATTTATGCAATATCCAGATAATTTAATAGATAAAACTAGTTCAGTAATTAAAATGATATTTAAAAATCCTATAAAAGATATATATTATAAAACAGAAGTATCAGGTAGTTCTGATACATGTTACTATACAACAAAAATTATTATAGATGATTGGCAAAAAGAATATAAAAATAAAAGAGCATTATATAATGAATTTATTACAACTAGAATTTATACAAATAATAATTCTAATTCTAAAGAATTTGAAATAATAAGAATAGCAATAAATGAAAATATATTACAAGATTCAGATAGATATAATTTATTTAATAATTCAAAAATATTAAGAAATTATGATATGGAAATGACAATATATTTAGATGAAAAATATCAAAAAAATTTAAAATTAGAAAGAAGAAAATATAATTTAGAATTATATTATACAAAAATTTATAATTATAAAGAAATAAAAACACCTATTCCAATAATAGATTCTATGGTAATAAAAGCAAATGGTAAAGATTTATTTAAAGAAATTAATCATACATATTTTAATAAAATAATACCATATCAAAAATATTTAAATTCAGTCGATATAGGTTATTATGTTTATTCATTTTCTTTAAATCCTTTAGATAATCAACCTAGTGGACATTTAAATTTTTCTTTATTTGATGATATTGTATTGAAATCAGAAAATAATCATCAAGTAGTAACTAAACCAGTTATCTTGAAAACTATTGTAAAAGAATATAACTTATTAAGAATTATGAGTGGTTTATCTTCATTAGCATGGATAGATTAATAATATTATGCATGATAACCTAAACCACCTAATCCATTAATTACTCTAAATAAATTTAATTGAATTCCATATGAACGTAATCGAATAGGATTTTGATAATTAACAATTTTATTACAATTTATTTTAATAAATGCATCATCAATTTTGCTAAAATTTAATGTACCAGACGGTTGATATTCTGTTGGATTAATTCCAAAAGAAAACATATGAATACCATCTGGAGGTGAAACAAATTTATTTTGATAAACTTGTATATTTGTATAATATTCTGATTTATTTAATTCCATTCTATTAATAGAATTAAGTACTAGATGTTCAGTTTCTATTATTTTATTAGATATTGAAACTATTGGGTCTAATGTATAATTAAATAAATCATTAGAATCATAATTTGATAATAATTGGGCTTTCCAAAAAATAATTTTTATTGGATTATAATATGGTATTTTATAAGAGATATTTGTTGAATAAAATGTTTGCTCTTGTATATTTTGAACAACTGGAACTAAATATTCGTGTTCATTATTAATAAAAATAAATCTTTCATCATTATCTAAATAAATATAATTTACTAATAAGTAAGAGTTTTGTATAGATGGTAAATTAAATCTGAAATAATCTTCATCTTTAATAACAATTTGAGAAGATTGTAGATTTTGTTGAAAATTAGTTTCATCTCCAGTAATAATATAATTTATATCATTTTCTGTAGGAGGAATTAAAAAATCGTCTTTAATTTTATCATAATATAATAGTCCTTTTATTCCATCAAAATAAGTAAATTTTCCAATAATATTTCGATTACCAACTGTTTGTCTTATTATTTCGCCTTTTTTAAATAATGTAAATGGTTCAGCTGTTTTAACATAATGTGTTGGCGACTGAATATAACATTTATTAAAATCATTAAATTGTACATGAATTTTAATATCATTATGAACCATTGCAATTATTGGTAAAGCTAATCCAGAGTCTTGACAAAACCAAAAATTTAAAGGTATATATAATTTATATGAATTTTTACCATTGGTATAATTTGTAAGAATATCTACATTTCCTAACATTTTATTTAGCCCTTTTTTTAAACCCAAGTTAATTACTAATTCACCCCAAATATTAAGATAATCACCAAAATGTCTATCAATTAAAACTCCACCTATTTCTAAATCAACATAATTTAATAAAGCTAATCCTATTTTTTTAACCCAAGCAAAATTTTTAATTCCTGAAGATAGTGTAGAATGATTTTCTTTAATTATATCCGGTAATTCAACATATAAATATATACTACTTAATAAATCTGCTGTTTTTGATAAATTTACAGTTACTCTTCTTCCAAAATCAGGTGTTGATTTAAAATATTGGGATACTGTTTCTATAGAAAAATTAGTATGTCTTTTATACGCTATTTTAAAAAAAGTTATTTCAGGTTCAGAAGATAAATAAATATTTTCTTTTCCTACTGAAACTAATAATAATAATCCTAAACCCATTATTATTAGTTTAGATACTAATCTTTTAATTAGTTTTATAAATAGTTAGAGATACATTTATATTATATTATTGTTATTATCTACTAATTCTATAATATCTTTTATTGTTAATTCTGTATTATTATTAGGTATTAATATTTTATCTTCTTCTAATAAATTATTTAATTGATCTATATAATCAATTAAATCATTATATTTTCTATCTATTAATTGTTTATTTTTAATTAATGTATGTATTCTATTTAAATCATTATAATTAATTTTTTTATTTTTATTTTTTAATAATTCTTGTAATTTAATAAAATAGTTGTTTAATAAATCAATTGACAAATTATTACCACCTTTCATTGAAATATTTTTTGAAATTTTATTTTTAATAGCTTGAAATGTCATAATAACACTATCACTAACCGTTTTATTATGTATATTATTATTTAATTTAGAAACAACTGTTTCAACACTATTTTTATCAAGACCTAATTGTTTTGCTATATTTAATGCATCTGTGTAATTCATATTTTCCCAATCTATATCATTATGCCAGTTTAATTTAGACCATTCTTTTTGATATGTATTTGATGAACCATAAATACATTCATTTAATAATTTAATACATTGATCACCATTAATTTTGTCATTATCATATTTCATATATTGTTAATTAGAAATTAATTTTTAAATTTTAATTTTTAAACTAGACAAATCTAGAATAACTTTAAACCAGACGAATCTACGATAATTTTAAATGTACCGTGTAAATTTTGTACTTTTAGCTCAGTAGTATTAACTAGTTGACTTTCTTTTTCAGCAAATGTTTTTAAAAAGTCTAATGTTACTGGTGGAACAATTTCCTTTCCATAACCTTTTTCTGTAATAGCTTTAATTAAAACATTAATATATTCTCTGACTTTTTTTAATTTCTCTTCACTTCTTTCTAAACTTGAAATATATTGATGAATACGGGCTAAATCAGTATCATCGATTTTTTTACCTTCTTTTTCTAATAATTGAATTAATTGCTTAAGACTGCTTTTAATTAAAATAGAACTATCTGAACCACCACCATTCATTAATAAATTATTTTTTAAAGTATCTAAATTCATTATTAAATCATTATAAGAAGTTAAACCACCGCCGTGCATACCTACAACAATTCTGGGTATACGTTGACTCATGGTAGGTATTTTTGCAGATTCTATACGAATATTAAATTTATTATCAATTCTTTTTTCAACTTTATTAATTTTTTCTTTAATAGCATTAAAAACTACTACTACATTATCACTCATAACTTTAACTAATCCTGTTGCTGGATCTTTTATATCTTTTAATGCTTCAACAACAGATTTATCATAAAAACCGAGATGTTTTGCTAAATTGCGTGCAACATAATAATCCATTGTATCTACATTAATTAGTTTATCCCAGTTTTGTGCATTGAATTCTAAAATACAATCATCACCTGAGGTGGTTAAACATTTTTGTAATAAGTTAACACAAGAAGACCCATCTAATAATTTACCACTTGCATCATGGGCATCACCACATAATCTTCTTCCATCTAATATGTCATTTTGTGGAGCAGGTGGGATCTTTAAATCCCAAGATGTAAGAAGGTTTACTATTGATTGTTCATCATTTAAATCTGTTACGTTTAGTAATTTAGTTTGATATTGATCAGCTACGTAAGCTACTGGAAGTGCCATATATATTAAGTACTAGAAAATATTTTAAAAAACTAAATATTTTTTCTAAATTAATTTAATGTTTAGTTTAAAAAATTTATTATTATTAATTGCTTTACTTGTTATTATTTATTTTTTTATTTTTACTGAAGATTTAACAACTTGTTTAAATACTAAAGATACTTTTTCAAATTCAGAAAATAAAAAATCTAATTTAATTAAAGTTTATAATTTTAATACTTCATGGTGTGGTTATTCCGTTCGTTTTCAACCAGAATGGGAAAAATTTCAAAAAGAAATAGAATCAATTGATAATTTATATATACAAGCATATGATATTAAATGCGATGATACAAATAATAAACAAATGTGTAATGATTATGATATTCCAGGATTTCCTACTGTAATTATAGAAAAAGATAATGAAAAAATTAATTATAATGGTCCTAGAACAACTGTTGCAATAATTGAAGCTATTAAAAATTTATAATTAAAATAATTCAACATTTTTTTTTAATTCCTGATAAAATTCTAATTCTTTAATTTTATCTAATGGAAATTTATCTATTCCTAATAAAGCTCCATACCAAGCTCCTGATATTGCACCAATAGAATCATTATCTCCAAAGAAAAAAACATTATTAAAAAATAAAGTATACCAATTAAATTCAGGATTATCAATATCAACATTTAAATTATTTTTATTATCAGGAATAGTAGATAATAATAAATTATCATAAGCAATAATAACAGATTCTAAACCAGTCATACCTATATTTTCATATCCTCTCATTTTATTATGATATTTAATTGGTGTATAATTAAGTAAATCTTCAAATTTATTTTTTGGATTAATAAAAATAGGTAAATTTCTATATTTCATTTTTGATAATCTTAATTCATTATATTTTTCCCACCAAAGAAAATAATCATTTATTTCTATTTCAACATTTTTTTTTGAATATTTAGAAATCAATTTTATAAAAAAATTTTTTTTATGTAATTTAATTAAATTTTTTGACCATTCAAAAGGATTTATATTATTTATTGCATAAGCAGTAAAAAGAGCAGATATAATACCACCCAAATATCCTAGTGGATAATTATGTGTTACTAATGATGCTATTAATGCCTCTTCACAAACTTTATCATAATCTTCATAATATTTTAAACCAATTGGAGCTGTTCTGATAGCACAACCATTTCCACCATGACTAGTTGAATATTCAATACTTTTAATTGATTTAGTTAAACGAATTTTTTCTAATGATGATAATGTAGCATTACCTGATGATCTTTTATTCTCTTTTAATAGTTCATAATATTTTAAATATGAATTAATATAATTTAATTCACCTCCTCCATTATTAACTGCTTCACAAGTTGCTAATAATAAAATAGTATCATCTGATGAATTAAGTGTAGTAATATCTATTTTATCAATACCACCTAACATAGTATATTGATAAATAAAAAAATAATTCATAATATTACCTTCATTAATTGTATCTATTTTATTATCATAGTTAAATTCCCATTTAGAATTAAAATAACCAAAAGTTTCTAAAAAAGAAGCAATATATAAACATCCTTCAACTTTATTTTTAAATAATATTTTGTTCATTATTATACTTAATAATTTTTTTATTAAAAAATAAATTAATTTATAAATATTGTGTTTAATCTATTTTTTTATATTTATAATAATAATGTCTAAACCATTAGTAAGTATTAATTTTAACGAGTTAAAATTTAGTTTATATGAAGTTTTAGGATTAACAAATGAAGCTAGTGAAAATAAAATTAAAAAAAGTTATAAAAAACTATTAATTGAATTACATCCTGATAAAAATCCCGATTCAAATGAAGAAATATTTAATTATATTATAATAGCAAATCAAGTATTAGGTAATCCTATTTTAAGAAAAGATTATGATAATTATTTACAAGAAAAAGATAATCAAATATCACATACAGATTTAAAAAATACTTTTGATTCTGTTATTAAAGATGTAGAAAAAATGTTTCCAGTAAAAGAAGAAGCAACTAATAAATTTAAAAGTAAAATAGAAGAATTAAATAATAAACATGGTGTTAATAATAATTTAAATAGTACAAATGTAATAAATCAATATGAACAATTAAAAAAAATGAGAGATTCACAAATAAATATACCTCAAGAAAAAATATCAAATACAAATGATTTTAATCAAAAATTTGAATCTAGAAAAGATACTGGTACCTTTAATACTCAAATAATACAAGTAAATTCAAATTCTACTTTAGGAACATATCAACCAAATGATGCTTTAGTTGGAATTAGTGATTATTCAAAATTATATTTAGAAGATAATGTATCTACTGGTAGTTATACAAGTTTAAATATGGCATTTAAAATTCAAAAATTTGATTCTAATATATCAGAAAAATCTTTAAAAGAAAGAATGGAAGAATATAAAAATCAAACTAATCAATATAATACTAGAAAACATGGTGATTTTTCATCAAAAAAATTTGATGATTGGTCAAATTCTAAATAATTTGCTCTAAATACTCTTCGGTAGTTTTATATCCTAATTCAATTAATTCTTTTTTATATTCATATGTTAAATCAAATTTTGTAAACTCTGATTTTGGATTTATAATTTTAATAATATTCTTATAATCTAAATTTAAATTTTTTTCACTAATAGTATCTGAAGTAATACTTAAACATTTAATAATTAAAGATTGTATTGAATTAATATCAAAATTTTCATTACAATTTTTTATATAAATACCAAGTGTTTCATCTTTTGGACAATAATTTATTGGAAAATTATTAACTAATGCACCATCAACATATAATGAATTATTATATGTAATAGGTGTAAAAATAAATGGTACTGAACTTGATATTCTAATTGCAGTTATTACAGACATATTAGGAGTTGTATCAATACTAAATAATTCTTCTTGTCCTTTTGATAAATTAGTACCAACTATTAATATTTTTTTTTCCGTTTTATTAAATAATTCGATAAATGTAATATCTTTAACATTTAATTTTAATTCTAAACATTTAATAAATACTAATTTCATTCTTTCACCATCATTAATACCAAACTTTTCTAATAAATTAATACAATCAATTTCACCATTTAATTTTGAAAAATTAAAATTAATTATAAAATCTTCTATTTCTTCTATAGAAAATCCAAGAATTAAAAAAAAACATAGCATACTTCCAGCAGAAGCACCAACATACATATTTATTTTATCTAAATTTATTTTATTATATTCAATTAATTTTTTAAGAACACCAATAAAAGATAATCCTTTTATACCTCCACCACTAAAACATAAACAAGTAATTTCATTTTCTGAAATATCTAAATTATTTTCTGAAATATCTAAATTATTTTCTGAAATATCTAAATTATTTTCTGAAATATCTAAATTATTTTCTGAAATATCTAAATTATTTTCTGAAAAATCTAAATTATTTTTTTTATCCATTATTTTTTTCTAGATATTCCTAATGGTTAAAGCGGATAAATTAATTAAAGAACAACAAGAAAGGGATGAAAGAAAAAAAATAACATTTGATAAGATTTTTTTAAAAATAGAAAAAAAAATAATATTAGCAAGTGCTGCTAATTATTATTTTTGTTGGTATTCTATTCCAGAATTTATAGTTGGACTTCCAATGTATTCATTAAAAGAATGTAAAGAATATATTGAAAATAAATTAAAAAAGAATGGATTTAAAACAGAATTTTTTGAACCAAATATTATTTTAGTAAATTGGTTCCCAGAAGAGAGGGTTCTAAAGATAAAATAAAAAATCATTAAAAATTATTTTTTTTCATTTTTAGTAACAGAATTAACTAAATTAAAAAATAACATTATACAAATACCAATTAAAATTAAAACAATAATATCTTTATTTGTATCTAGTATATTTGAAAAATTTTCTAAAATTTTTGGTCTATATTTATTTCGAACAAGTCTTTGACAATGTTTGCATTTATTTAAATGTGAAAAAAAATCATTACAATTATTAATATTTTTAAAATGATTTTTAGGAATTTTATTAGATGAAAATTTTTCTAAAGTTTTTTTAGGATTATCAGAAATGGTATATCTACTATTATAATTTTGATATTGATTAGTGATATACTCATTCTGTCCCCAAGCATCTTGTATGGAACAATAATTCATAGTTTATAATACTATTGTTATATTCTAGATTTAAATTATTATTTAAATAAAAAAAATCTAAATTTATTTAATGAACTTAGATTTTTTAGAAAATAAATATTTCTTAGCAATATTTTCTATTTTAAGTGGTTTATATGCTGCACAAATAAGACCAACTCTTCCTAATTTTATAATGGATTTATTTCAAAATCCTTGCTTTAGAGTAGTTGTATTATTTTTAGTAGTTCTTAGAAGCTATAAAGACCCTCAATTTTCTTTAATTATTGCAATTTCTTTCGTAATAATTATGAATATAGTTAATGAACAATTATTTAAAGATACTTTTGCAAATATAAATATTCAAGAAAGTGCTAATGAAACATTATGTAGTGATATTAATTTAAATAAACAAATAATTATTAAATGTATTAATGATATAGATAATTATACATCTAATTCAGAAGATAAAAGAAAAAATTTAAAAAAATTAAATTGTATGAATGTTAACAATTCTAATATAATAAGAGGAGACACATGTAAAAATGTTCAAATTTATCCAAGAGAAATTCCAACAAATGTTAATTGTATAGAAAAATATAAATTACAACCAACCTATGAAATAGGAACTATAAATGATGATTGTTCAAATGTATTTTAAATTTATGAGTGCGTTAATTTAAAGAAAAGATATTTATATTATAATATAATATATGTCTAATTCAGAAACATCAACAGATATTAACATAGATATTATTGATAATAAAGGTAAAATTAATACTAAATCTGAAACAAAAAAAAGTTCTGATACCGATTATTATTTGAATTTAATGGCTAATCCAAATAAAACTGTTTTAGAAAAACAAGAAGTATCATCTGAATCAGAACTAATAAATTCAGATTCATCTCAATCAAAGAAATCATCATCAGTAAGAAGTTCTTCAAGTAATTCTTCTAAAAGTTCTTCTAAAAGCAAAAAATCAAATTTAAGCCCTAGTAAATCTGACCAGATTAATAATAATTTACCAAAATTTAATGAATATTCTGTTCCAAATTCTGTAAATATTCAATTAACACAACAAGAAATAAGAATAAAGAAAATAGAATTATTAAGAAAATTATCTGAAATTAAAACAAAAGGTTTTGGTTTAACTAAAGAATATGATTTTAATTCTTCTGTTGAAGAAATGGAATATGAATATGCTTTACTTAAAAGTTTTGTAGATAAAAGAAATAGCGTAAAAGTATTTAAATCTGGCTTATTACAAGCTGTATCAGTGATTGAATTTTTAAATGATAAATATGATCCTTTTGATTTTCATTTACAAGGTTGGGGAGAACATATGTCTGTTGAAGTTGATTCTTATGATGATGTTTTAGAAGAACTATATGAAAAATATAAAGGCTCCGGAAAAGGAATGCCTCCTGAAGTTAAATTATTATTATTATTAACAGCTTCTGCAGGTGCATTTCATTTTTCTAAAACACAAACAAGTATTCCCGGTTTAGAACAAACATTAAGTAGAAATCCAGAATTAGTAAGTAAATTACTTAATCCAAAAAAACCACAATCTCAATTTATGAGTGCTCAAGAACTTAATATTCAAAAACAACGTGAATTATTACAACAAAGAGAAAGAGAATTAAAACAACAAAATAATGTATCTTTTATGACTACACCCTCAATACCAGACCCTAGAAAAAATATATTAGAACCACAAGCTTCTAATGAAAGTAGTAATAAAATAAATCAATCAAAAGTTGTAGAAATTAAATCATCACCAAATGTTCAAGAAATTTTGAATAGAATTAAACAATCACAAGCAAATATAGGAACTACTGATACACAAGATGAAACATCATCTAATAATGATAGAATTGTTTCTGATGCTAATGTTTCTGAATCAAAAAAAGGACGTAAATCAAAAACACTTCCTTCTATTTATATTTCAACAAAATAAAAACTATTCTTTAAAACTATATATATATAATTTTAAAGAAAAAAATAGATTATTTTAATAGATGTCTGAAAAAATAATACAATTAAAAAAACGCGGTCGTAAACCAAAAAATAAATTAATTGAAAATAATATTAAAGATTCTCCAATTAATTCAGAAGAAGAAGCAATAATTGTTCATTTACCAGTATCACTTGATGATGTTGTAAATATTGAAAGTACATATTATGACGATGTTAAAACAGAAGAAAACAATATTTTTATTAAATCAGAATCTGATTTTACAAATATAAAATTTAAAGAAGAAATTAATATTAAATCAAAAAAACAAGAAGAAAATGAAGATAAACTAATTGAAAAAATTAATCAAAAAATATTAGAAACAGAAAAATTTTTCATGTTAGGAAAAAATTTAAATAAAGTTAATGTTCATAATATTCAATTTAAACAAAATACTAAATGTTTATGGTGTAAACATACTTTTACTACACCTCCAGTAGAAATGCCAGAAGATTATTATAATAATACATTTTATTGTTATGGTCATTATTGTTCTTGGAATTGTATGATGGCATATAATATTGATTTAAATGATACTGCAACTTGGAAAAGGGGTTCTTTAATTAATTTAATGTTTTATAAAACATATGGTATTTTTAAAGAAATTATACCAGCTCCATCTTGGTTAATGTTAGAAGATTTTGGAGGTTTTTTATCTATTAAAGATTTTAGAAATTTATTTATTGTAAATAATAAAGACTATTTAGTTTTACATCCACCAATGATAACCAGACAATTACAAATTGAAGAATCTTATAAAAAATCAGTATCAGGAACTGTAAATAAAATTGAAAATTTACATGAAAATGATTTAGTACTTAAAAGAAGTAAACCAGTTGAAGCAACTAAGTTTAATCTTGAAAAAACTATGGGATTACGAAGACAAGTTAAAAAATTTGAAACAAATTAAAAATTGATAATATAAAATTTAATATAAATACATAACTATATTAAATATATATGGCTTTTTTAAACTGTTCATTTTATGAATTACTTAAACCAACTATAGATGAAATAGTTCTTGTTGAATTTAATACTTACGAAGAAATGAATATTAAAGGAAAACTCGTTGAATATAATAATGATGTTTTCCTCAACTATTCTGACGCAACAAGAAAACGTAGTGTTTCTAATTGGAAAAAAATTGTTCCCCTTAATACACAAACTATTGCTAAAGTAGAAAATAATGATTCTGATATTATTCAAGTATCTTTATCTTTTCTAACTGAAAATACAGAACAATTTAATAAAAATAAACAATTAATTAAAATCTTTAAAAAACTATCAATTATTGAAAGTAAAGATATGACAGAACTATGGAAATCAATTATTTATCCAATTGATAAACATCGTCGTGAAGAATATGAAGTAAAAGATGCACCCTGTTTATTAGATTATTGTAATAATGAACAAGATCTTATTGAATCTATTTTTAAAGAATCTATATATTATGACATTTATCCAAAATTTATAGAACTTTTAGATAAGATTGATTCAAAAGAAAAACCTTATCGTATTATATCAAAAATTGATATTGTCTCACCTGGTGGTATTCAAAATACGAAAGAAATATTAAATAAAGCAATACAAACTATTAACTTTAATTATTCTCTTGTATATGATACAGCACCTACATTTAAATTTGAATCAAGCTCAATTGAATCATCTGATGATGATCATAAAAGTTTTATTAAATTTTTAGAAACTGAAGGTCAAAAACTTAATCCAAAGACATTTATTCGTTGTAATTCAATAGTTCATGTATAAAAATTATATAAATATTTATTAGTAAAAAAAATAGAAGATAAATTAAAAGTTGTTTATAATATTCCACCAAGAAATAAAGTTAAACCAGGGATACTATATATTTTATTTATGGTAATTTTTAATTAGCTCCTTTAAAATTTATGTAAAAATAATAATATATATATATATATATATATATATGCCAGTTCAAGATTTATATTATAAAAAATATTTAAAATATAAAAATAAATATTTAGAATTAAAACAATATGGGGGTGGTACACTTGAAGAAGCTAAAGCTCGTATTGAAGATCGTGTTCGTGAAGATAAAGAGGGTTCCAAACTTATAAACGCTTGTAAAGAATTTTTTGTATGGCCCACATCCAAAGTAGCTATTCAAAGAAAAGAAGATGATGAATATGTGGCTAAAAATGATAAAAGTGTTACAGTTGATTATAGACAAGGTGAAATAAACGAATATATTGAAAAAGAAAAAAAAAGGCTTGAAGAAACTTACAAAACACTTACAAAAATGCAGGATACAGATTCTATATACCAAGGAACTGGTGCTTCTTTTTCAACATATGTAAAAAACATAATTAATATAAATAATTTTAATCCTGATAAAGAGCAAATGATTAAATCTAAAATAATAGAAACTGGTGAAGTAAACTATATGAAATTTGATAACTATTTGAAAGCGGTTCAATACGTTAGATGGAATTATGATTCAAAAAATGATTATGGTAAATATGATGATCATACCAAATGGATAATCACTGATATTGGTACTAATACAGTAATAAATCGTGATTTTTTCTATGATAAAAGGAATGATGACAAGCCAGATACAGATAATTTCTACAAAGTTGAATTTATACGTAATAAATATGACTCTGATAGTGATAGGTCTGACAGTGATTAAAAAAGAGCACGTCATAAAATATAAAAAAAGATAAATTATATAAATATTTATTAGTAAAAAAAATAGAAGATAAATTAAAAGTTATTTATAATATTCCATCAAGAAATGAAGTTAAACTAGGGATACTATATATTTTATTTATAGTAATTTTTAATTAGCTCCTTTAAAATTTATGTAGTTTAACACCTTAATCCATAGTTTCAATATATTTAATAATAATTTCTTCATTTTCTAATATTGAGTCTAATATTGGTTTATAATGTTCTCTAAACATAGCACGTGAATTATCTTTTTTGAATTCTGATAATGGAAACCATTTAATTTGTTTTTTCTCAAATAATCCATTATGTTTTGTATCAATCTTATCTTGTAAATAGAATTCAGCAAAGTTATTTACATTTCTAAAATATAATGGTAATTTTTTATCATAATTTGTTCTAAAAATATAGCTTGTATATCTATCAAAAGTAATTGATAATATTATATTACAAGTTACCATTGTTTCAAAATCATTTTTATTTCCTAAAAATCCATTTAATTCTTCCGTGCCTTCTCTAATTGCTGTTGTGTATGAATTTTCACCTTTAATAGTACCTCCTCCAAAGTCACACCATAAATTATTATGTCTTTCTTGTCCTAATAATAGAAATAGTGTTCCTCTATATAGGGCAATTGGTAAAACGCCTGCTCCCATAGTAATTAATAGATGATATTAGTTTGTAATTATATAAAATAAAATTCAATTTTTTATAGTAAACTATATGTAAAATATTATGTAATCACTACTTCTTTAATAAACATCTATTTTAATAATCGGTGTTGCATTTTCTTTTTTTTTAGAATTTTTTTTCTTATAATTTTTTTCACTTGGATCAGTTTTAACATTCATTTCAAAATAATAAGCACCTTGTAAAAATGCATCAGCTAAATCATCTTTTTTCTTATAAGAATTAAAATGTTTTAACCATTCAGGCAAATGTTTTAGTAAATCTTGTGTATATTTAACAGCTAAACTTTTAGTTAATTTATAAGCTTTTGATTCATCACTAGCTTTTTCACTTGATTTTAATTTAACAATTTGTTGAGTTTCACCATCAGAAGCTAATTTAATTTTATTTGATGGAGACATAAATTTTACCCGTTTAATATTTGAGTTAGTTCTTTCTTTATCAATAATACCACGAATTGTATAATAGTCATATAATAGTGCTGAAATACTTTTCATTCTTGGATTTTTAAATGATGGTTGATTTTCAATAACAACAACATCAGCATTTAATAAATGATTTTTATTTTCAAGAATATTAATTAATTTTAATCTAGTTTCATCAAAATCCATTGAACTAACATTCATCTTTTTTAATGGTTTCATTTTTATATCATTTGTTAATGTTTGATACATTTTCTTAGCATGTACTCCACAAAAAGTATTATTATTTTTATCTTTTATAGTGCAGTTTTTATCACAAGTTGATGCTCCTAAAATAAAACAACATCCTCCTATTTTCTTTTCATCTAATTTATTATAAATTTCTTCATAAGGTAATGGTTTAGAATTAACTTGTTTAGCGTGAATTTTACAATAGTATTTTAATTCAGAACCATCAGTTTGTTGAAGTGTTGCATTTTTATTACAAACAGAACACTTTAATTCATCTCTATCAGTAAGGTCAATAAGTGCCCAATCTATAATATCCCATTTATAAACACTTTTTTCATTACCCGATAAATCTATTTCTTTATATTCTTTTTTAGTAAAAAAAGAGTATGCTAAATGGATAATACCAACATCAAAAGATAAAATTTTTTCCATTAATATTTAAAAGTTAATATTATCTATTTAAACTATTTATATTTTAAAAAAATTGATAATAATTAATATTAAGATAATTTTTTATTTAAATAATGTCTGAATATGGTAAATTAGAATTAATTATTGGTCCAATGTTTTCTGGAAAATCTACAGAACTTATTTATAGAATTCGTCGTGCTGAAAGCATAAACAAAAAAGTTTTAGTAATTAAACCAATTATTGATAATAGATATAGTAAAAATGAAATTACATCTCATTCACTTGAATCTAAAAAATGTAAAATAACAGAAAGGTTAGAATATATAAATGATAATGATAATATAAGTAATTATGATTTAATTATTATTGATGAAGGACAATTTTTCCCAGATTTAAAAAAATATGTATTAATTTGGGTTGAAGAAAAAAAATTACATGTAATAGTTGCAGGATTAGATGGTGATTCAAAACGTCAACCTATTGGTCAAATATTAGATTTAATTCCTTATTCAGATGAGTGTAAAAAAATTACATCATTGTGTAAATATTGTAATAATGATACAAAAGCTATTTTTACTTATTGTAAAATCAAATTAGAACAACAAATTAAAATAGGTGGTATAGAAACATATGTGCCTGTATGTAGAACTCATTATTTATATAATATGCAAAATAATAACTTAAATTAATTATTATTTTAAATAGTATTAATTTTTAAAAAATTAATTTTCTTTTACCAGTAATTATAAATTTTTTATGTTTAATATTTATTTTTTGATTTTCTTCTTTATTTTCTTTTTTATTATCTTTTTTATTATCTTCTTTATTATAATTCTTAACAAAATTTAACATATTAATATATTAGAAAAAATTTGATTTAAAAAACTCTTAAAGATTTATTTATATAAATATCTAAATGAACAAAACTAAAACAGATAACAAAAATTTAATAGATGTTGAAAAAATAGAAATTAATAATTTACCAGATGGTGTTAAAGTTGCGACAATGTGTTCATCTTGTGTTCTTGGAGTAAAATTAGAATTAGATAATATTGAAAAATATATGGCTTTACACGAAGATGATATTTTAACTATAAAACGATCTAAAGAAAATATAAGAACATTAATTGAATTAAAAAAACCAACTAAAAGATTATCTAATCCTAAATACAAAGAAATAAGTAATAATTTTTATAATTCAATAACATTAATTGTTAGAGTTACAAATGGTCCAACAAAAAATATTAATCTAGAACCACGTATTAATGTTAAATTATTTAAAAATGGTAGTTTACAAATGTCTGGTTGTAAAAATGTTGAAAATATTAATATTGTATTAGGAAAAATATTAAAAAAATTAACAGCAGTAAAAGGTAAAATAGAAGATAATAAAATTAAAGAAATTACTTTTATTGATGAATTATCTAAAATTGGAATTAATAATTTTAAAATTGATATGATTTATTGTAATTATAAAATACAGTTTGAAATTGATAGAGAAAAATTATATGATTTATTAAAAAAAAAAAAAGTAAAATGTATTTATGAACCATGTATTCGTGCTTGTGTAACTATTAAATTTATTTCAACTCAAGATAATATAGATTCTAAAGAAGTTAGTATATTTATTTTTAAGAAAGGTAATATTATTATTACTGGTGCTCGTTCAAAAAAACAAGTATTAGAAGCTTATAATTATATTAATAATATTTTTATTACTCATAAAGATGAAATAATAAAAAAAAGTGATGAAGAAGAAGAAGAAATGATTTTTAAATTATATAATGATGTATTAAAAGATTTAGATTAGTAATCATCTCCTTGAGAAAAAACAACTGGTTTTTTCCCATCAATTAACATTATTGTATGTTCATATTGTGCTGTATATTCATTCTTATTTACATGTAATGGTGGATAACAATGAATCCATTTATTTGCTAAAAATTCTAAATTTTTTTTATAATCAATATCAAATGATTCAACATATCTATCACAAAAGGGTAATGTTTTAAATGATGAATAAATTTTAGAATAAAATGAATTTATTTTTGGATCACTAATATTATTATTTAAATAATCTGGATTTATTCTAAATAATGTAGATTTACCAATTTCTGTTGTTTTATTTGCTCCTGTAGAACCAAAGGTTTCAATCGCATAAACACCTTCTTTAAATTTATAATTATATGGTAATCTATTACCTAAATCTTTACCAGGTAAAAACATTCCACCATGTATAATTCCATTTAATATATTATGACCACCTAAATTTTCTATTACTTGAATTTTATGATTTTTACCATCTAAATCAATATCATAAGATTCCATTATTTCTCCTATTCCTCTTGACCAATCATGTATATCAACATCAACACCTGCCGTTTTTATACCATGCATTGTAGCTTCTTTAACTGCTGTTAATAAATTATCATATTTTTTATTAAAACTAAATGTAAAAGCAGAATCTATAATCCAACCATTAATTTCAACACCGTAATCAATCTTAATAACATCTTCTTTATTAATAATTATTTTACTATCAGAAGATGGTGCCCAATGAGCAGCACAATCATTAACAGCTATACCACAAGGGAAACCTATACCTTTATTAATTGTATTATATGGTTTTGCTAATTCAATTGTTTCTTTTTCTATTGCTTTTGTTAAATCTAATAAACTAGTGCCTGGTTTTAAAAGAGGTCTAATTTTCCGCCTAACTTCTTTATGAATTAATCCTCCTATTGCTAAAGAGCCTAAAGTATCATCTTTTGGTGGAATATATTTTGGTAAATTAATTTCATTAAAAATAGGTGAAACACCTCTTAATTCAGGATAAGAGTCTAAAAATGTACCATTTGCATTAAACATTTTTTTGATGATATATATCATTAACTAGCGGATTATTCTTTAAAGTATTTATAAATATATTATTTGTTCTATAATTACCATAACTTAATTGTGTTTTTTTATTTTCAAAAGTATTATCATTATATGGTTGTGTGCGAGAAGGCATTACTGATTGATCTAAAGATTTACTAGGTGCGGTTACATAAAATACAGATTGTTTCTTTGAATTCATTTTAATTTTATCTTTATTAATTTGTGGTCCTGCTAAATTAGTACCACCAGCAGATGTACGATTATAAGTTGTAATTTCTCTTCTTTCATCAATACATATATTATCTGTAGCCATATGAGAAGTTTGACTTTCATTACCTTGTAACCCACCAGTATAATTCTGTAAATGAGTAGTTTCTCTAATAGTCGTTTTTGCTGTATCATTAATATCTTTAATATATCCAGAATAATTATCAGACCCGTGAATATGACCTTGGTAATTATTATTTTCAGTTGTTTGTTTTATAGTTGTTTTAGCACTATCTTTTTCATCTCTAGAATAACCTATCTGAGCTTCAACACCCGTTACATTCATACCTGGGGTAGTATATAAAGTAGTTTGTTTAATGGTAATTTTTGTAGAATCTTTTTCATCTCTAGTATAACCCATTTGTGCTTCTATACTAGTAACATTACTTTTATAATTATTATTTTCTGTAGTTTGTCTAATAGTTGTTTTTGCAATATCATCATAATCTTTAGTATAACCATTAGGTACTATTCCAACAACATTTGTGCCTGGTGTAGTATGTAGAGTTGTTTGTTTAATGGTTACTTTTGCAGAATCTGTAAATTGGTTTGCTCCTATTTTTTCGGTAGGATTTGTAAAACCACCTTTATAAGCTAATGTAGTTTCTTTAGTTGTCGTTTTTGCAGAATCTGTAAATTGGTTTGCTCCTATTTTTTCAGTAGGATTAACAAAACCCCCTTTATAAGCTAATGTAGTTTCTTTAGTTGTAGTTTTTGCAGAATCAGTAAATTGATTTGCACCTATTTTTTCTGTAGGATTTGCAAAACCACCTTTATACGCTAATGTAGTTTCTTTAGTCGTAGTTTTTGCAGA